GTTGATTATTGCCTCATACTTGTCTGCGAACTGTGTGATATACTTAGGATCTATTACTCTTATCTGTGATCTTGCCTCATTTACTTCGAATAAGAATGATCTGTTTGTTTGAAACTCTAGCTCGGATGGTGGTGTGCCTCCAGGTATGAATACATTGTTACTCTCTACCCTTCTGTCACTATACTTGAAGCCATTTGCCCAATTATATAGTGCTTCTTCCTCTACATTGTCTGGAATCATACGGAAATATGAATGTGGGGCGTCCAGATACTGATATACATCATACGTATCTACACTATCTTCTGATTTGTTGCCTGTTAATTTTTCTACGGTACCATTAGAGGATGACCCGACGAAGGTTCCTACTACATCTTGCAAGACTAATTGATTCATATCCGCATTCTTCTTGACCAACGTGCCGGTTGCCCCGCTCGTACTACCTGTCAGTGTCTCTCCTAACTGGAATCTACCCGATAGGCTATTCGGATAGTCGAATGTCACACCTGCATCAGGTGAATCTTGTACCCTTGGGTTGGTTGTGACCACTGTTCCGGCGAACTCCTCATCCATATAGGCATGTAGCTTCTCTTGGCTCATAGGCCAGGCAGCAAGACCATCATGTAGGAAGTCATTAATGATGAAGAAGGTCCAGTAATACTGTGTTGTGCCATATAGGCGTTGCGATACGATGTCTGGTCTCTCGCCATTCTTGACACCATAGAAGGAATATGCATTCAGATCATCAAGAAATGCATCTAATGGACGTGCTGCCCTATAGATATTGACCACCTTTTGCAAGATACCATTACGATCGAAGTCGTAATCAAGCTTTGGAAACTGTCTGAAGTAACTCATATTATTGTCCTCCTACTAGCTCGACACTTTTATCGACTGCAGTATTAGATAGATCGGCAGTATATGCGGCTGCTTCTCCAGGGGTATCTGCAGTTGCACCAACCACGTGGCCTGCATCGTCGTAACCATCCTTATATACAAGATCTTCGCCATATAGGTCATCTCTTGTGATTGCCCTTACCTCTTGGAAGGTCATTGATATGTCTATTTCTGTTGGTGCTGCACCTAATACACCATCATTTTCATGGAATGCATTGCCTGTTGCGTTATAGTTTGCGGCCATTGTAGTGAGATATGTGTCTATAATACGTGGCATATACTTATTTGGCCTGCCTCCTGACATGAATTCAATACGAAATGTAGGTGGATACTCTAATGAACCGGTTCCTCTCTCCTTTGGATACATGTATTTGCGAAATGCATTCTCTATCTTATGGGCAATCACTGACTCTTCTTTTGATGTTGGTACTAGCTTAAATGCAAATTCGAATGATCTTACATTGACTCCTTCGAAGGTTGTGGCAGTATATGGATTGACAACAAGGCCTGATTTGAGCTCGAATGCAGTTGCAAGACCGCCGGATACACCGCCCCCTGCCTTGAATTTGCTTGTGAGCTTTGCGACCAGGTCAGATCCAGTCTTTGATTTTGTACCGCCCGTGCCTGCTCTACCGCCGATTCTCTTATCCTGTGCAATAGAACCAATTGCACCAAGCTCTGAACTACCATAATTCATGTTATCGCTTGTGGCCATACCGATTGGTATGAACAGATGAATGTCAGTAAACTCGCCGACAGTGCCTCTGGCCATGGAAAATGACACATGTGGAAAGCCTTCTTGTGATACTTTTGACCTCAGAGTCTCTGGGAATGTTAATATTGTGTGTGACATATGCCTTTTACCTTTATAAATAGTAATACATTTAATAACTATAGATCTATTTATATGGCTTACAAGGGCAAATACACAGTAAAGAACAAAAAGAAATACGTTGGTGATCCTACCAAGGTAACATATCGGTCATTATGGGAGCGCAATGCATTCCGTTGGGCAGAGTCTAATCCGCAGGTACGTGCATGGAACAGTGAAGAGGTTGTTGTACCATATAAGTGCAAGACCGATAATAAGCTGCATCGTTATTTCGTTGATATGCTTATTGAAATGACCAATGGTGAGATTATCCTTGTTGAAATCAAGCCTAAGAAGCAGACAGTACCTCCCAAGGCTGCACGTAAGACCAAGAAGCATTTGAATGAGGTAACCACATACATCAAGAATACATCTAAATGGAATGCTGCACAGCAGTATGCCAAGCATAAGGGTTGGAAGTTTCAAATATGGACTGAAGATACTTTACGCAATTTAGGTATCAAAGTGTTGAAAGGATAGTATAAATAGTATCATGGCAAGTTTATTCGACACATTACAAGCACAAGCATTCAGGGCTGGAGTATCTCCTCGTACGAAGGAGTCTCAGCAATGGTTTCAACGCAACGTTAAGAAATTAGGTGATATAAATCGCCGAAGCTTACTTAAAGATGATGCATTGGACGTAACAACTAAGCCTAAGATCGGCGATATGATGATGTATTTTTATGATCCTAAGCATAAGGCAACCCTACCATACTATGATAGGTTCCCTCTTACGATTATGGTTGAACCTGCAGAGGGTGGATTCTATGGATTAAACCTTCACTACCTATCGCCAACGGTACGTGCAAGATTCCTTGATGAGCTAATGAAATTAGGCCCAAAGAACATGAATGACACTACACGTCTACAAAGAATGAGATACAAAACACTTAAAGGTGTTACTAAATACAAAGAATTTAAGCCATGCTTCAAGCATTATTTAATGTCTCATGTTGAGTCTAGGATAGTGAGAGTACCTATGACTGAATGGCAGATTGCAATATTCCTACCTACTGAGCAGTTTAAGAACGTCAAGGCTCAGTCAGTATGGAGATACTCGAGGAAATCATACGCATCATGAACAGCATAGACAATCTTAAGGCGACAATATCTAAGAAGGGCGGTGTTGCAATGCAGAACCGCTTCCAAATATTCTTTCAACCGCCTACAGCGAATAGCATGAAGTCTCTATTAAATAGTGATCCTAAAGTTTTAGTAGGATCTCTTGCAAAGAACGCTGTATCAGGCGGTAGTATTAAGAATATGATACCAGATCCAAGAGATATATCAATTCTATGTGAATCAGTTAACCTACCAGGTAGACAGATCACTACAATTGATTACCAGGCTGAAAAGCAATCGATTAAGATACCTTATTCTGCAATCAATGAAGATGTTACTATGTCTTTTATACTTACTAACGATTACTACATGAAGAAATTGTTTGATGATTGGCAATCAGCTGTGTTTGATATGAATAGATATAGAGCAGGATATAAAAAAGATTTTACGACTGATATAGTAATACAACAACTAAATCAGGAAAATATTCCAGTTTATGGTGTGAGGCTTGAAGGAGCATTCCCTGTCACCGTAAGCTCGATAAATCTGGATAACAATAGTGAAAATACTATCCAGAAACTGAATGTGACATTGAGTTACGAAAACTATGTACCAGAGGATATAGTAGACACGATTAAGTCTTCTATTGGTATCGCTGGTGCAGCACTTGGCATTTAATATAATTTAATATAATTAGGAGAATATAATGGCTTTACCGCAGCTGAATAGTGCAAAATATGATGTAGTTATACCCTCAACGGGTAAGACAGTAACATACAGACCATATCTTGTGAAAGAAGAAAAGATTTTAATGATGGCTATGGAGTCTAATGATAGTAAAATGATCATGAAGGCTACATCAGATGTTATTAAGGCTTGTGTATATGATGATATAAACATAGATGAGATGGCGATGTTCGACATTGAAACAATATTTATAGCATTAAGATCAAAATCAGTAGGTGAAACTGTTGATTTGGCAGTTAAATGTAACGACTGCGATAGTAGAAATGAAGTACAAATAAGCTTTGACGATATCAAAGCACCAGTAGTTGATGAAGATGATGGTACGATTATGGTTACAGATGATGTTGGTATCACATTAAGATATCCTTCATTTAAAGATATTAGTAGCATTAAAGAAGGTAGTGAAGAAACTATCGAAGGTGCTATGCAATTAGTTACTAAATGTATTACTAGCATATTCGATGATAACGGTGTGTATGACGCTAAGAATGAGACAAAGAAGTCCTTAACAGATTTTGTTGAGTCTTTAAACAACGAACAGTTTATCAAATTGTCTGATTTCTTTTCTGAATCACCTGCATTAACATACGATATGGATTTTACATGCACTAAGTGTGGTGCAAAGAATAGCCAGGAGCTTAGAGGTCTTCAAAGTTTTTTTACGTAGGCCTCTCTCATGATAGCTTAGTTAATCATTATAAGACTAACTTTGCTATGATTCAGCACCATAACTGGAGCTTGACTGAACTTGATCGGATGATGCCTTGGGAGCGTGAGATATACGTAACACTATTAGGCGACTGGATTAAAGAAGAAAACGAAAGAATTAAGAAAGAACAACAAAGGAATCGATAATGGAAGAAGAAATTAAAAACCTAGATCATCCAGCCGATACCAACGGTGATGGTAAAGTATCTGACGAAGAACATGATATGTATCTTGATGCAAAGCGTAAAGAGCTTGAAGATGCAGATGCAATGCGTGATGCTCAAAGAAACATGACATGGTTTGCATTGTTTGGATTAATACTATATCCATTTGCAGTTGTTGTAGCATCACTTGTAGGGCTTGATGAAGCGGCCAAGACTTTAGGGTCTATGGCACCTACATATTTTGTTGCAGTTGCTGGTATTGTTGCAGCGTTCTTTGGCACTCAGGCAATGGGTAAAAAATAAGGATAAGACATGGCAGAAGATAGCGGATTGACCCCAAATGGTTCTAATACACAAGAAAGAACACTCCTTGATGTTGTAAACGAGTTAAAAGTGCTTAATTCTGCTACTGCAGTTGCTCAAGATTCTGCAACATATACTCAAGATATAAGAGATTATGTCACAAGCCAAGGTGATAATCTATCATCTAAGCAGCTAAGTGCAATAGAAGATTTAATTAATGCAATGCAAGCTGGCGAATTAGATCAAATGGAAATGGATAATGAACGTATCGCAAGAAACGAAGAGCGTAACGATCTATTAGAATCTATTGCCAAGTATACTAGCTTAAGTCTTGATCAATTGCGTGAAGAATTTGGTGGTAAAGATCGTGGTGTTATCATGGGAATGCTTATAAATGCAGCCATTAGAGGTGCAATTATCGGTGTGATGAAAGGTATCTATGATTCATATAAGTTTTTAGGCAAAGGTTTTCTTGCTGTAGGTAAGGGTATTGGTAAGTTCTTAAGACTTGATAAGTTCTATAAGGCAATGTCAACATCAGTATCTAGTGCCATGAAGTCTGCTGTTGCAAACATTAAAGGTATGTTTGGCGGTGGTGGTAAGCCCGGCATGATGGGTAAAATGATTGCTAGTTTAAAGGCTGGTATTACTAAAATGATGCCGTTCTTAAAGGATTTATTTAAGCTAACAAAGACTATAGCAACTAATGTTAAAGCTATAACCATTGGTGTTGGTGGTTTCTTTGCAGGAGCGATGGGATCTCTTAAAGCTCTTACGAATCTAAACTTTAAGCCTACAATGTTGTCTAAACCATTCATTGCTGCATCTAAGTTAATGGGTAGATTCTTTGCTCCTTTAAAAGACTTCACACAATTGTTTGGTAAAGTATTCGAGCCAATGATTAAAAACTTAAACGCTGCAGGCAAATCAACAAAGAGTGCATCTAAAGGCGTACAGACACTAGGTAGTACTATAGTTAACTTCTTTAAAGCACTCAAACCTGTTAAAACTGCATTTGGTATACTTGGTAAGGTAGGGGCAGCATTCTCTGGTATTGGTAGAGTATTTGGTAGATTGTTCTTGCCAATTACTATCATCATGGGTATCTTTGATGGTCTCAAAGGTGCAACCAAAGAGATGGACAAGTATAAAGACGCTGGATTCTTCTCTAAGTTATTTGCAGGTACTATGGGATTCTTGAGCGGTGTGCTTCAAGGTCTTATTGGTATACCACTTGATCTATTAAAAAGTCTTGTTGGTTGGATTGCAGGTAAGCTTGGCTTCGAAGGTGTTCAAGAATTCTTAAGTAACTTCTCATTTGCTGATAGTATCGGTCAATTGTTTAGTGCTATTATCGGTGGTGTTATGGGATTTGTGCAAAGTATCAAAGATACTATTGCTGATATCGGTGTTGCCGGTATGGTGCAGAACCTAGCGCTTAGTCTGCTAAAGATATTTAAAAAGATTATCTTATTTCCATCTGCTGTTGCGGCAGGTGCAGTTCGTGGATTAGCCGCAGCATGGCCAGGTGGTAAGACTCCTGGCGAAGCTTTCATGGAAGGATTCAATAAAGTATTTACTATGGGTGATGCATCAATTGATTCAATGAAAGTTCAAGGTGATGGTATGAATGAATCTGGCGAAGAAATCAAATCAAAATCAGAAGAGAATGCATCAGGACAGGCAAGTCTGGCTTCAAGAGCTGCTGATACTGCTGGATCAGTAATTGACGCCTCTAAAAATGCTGTTACTAACGTTGGTGAGACTATTATCAACACAATATCACCTCATGATCGTACATCAGCTACGGTCGAAGGTCCTTATGGCTAATAAGAGATCTCAGGAATAAAAAAAGGGACCCCGAAGGATCCCTTGAGTGCCACACACTTTATCAGATATGCTCCAGACTGAACTGGGGTGGCCTTGTAGGCGGTATGGTATCAAAGCTTCCCGCTAAGCCCATACTCTTATTATTACATATTAGCCCTGTTGAGCTAGCTTATCGAAGTAAGACAATGTGTCTTCTTCACCCTCATCGCTAGTGTCAAACGGAGCACTATCAGCCGCAGGCATTGATACAGCTTCTACTACAGGAGCAGATTGCATCATTGGAGCGGTATCGAGTGACGCATGTCCTGCATCAACACCTAGTACTTTATTCAACTTAGCTTTGAGTTCGTCGTACGACTTATAGTTTTTAGGATCAGTGAAGTCTGCTAGAGAATATAGCTTATTGTATACCTCTTCTAGTTGACCTTCATCACCGTTATACAGTGCCGCTGCTGTAGCAAACTCTGACTTATCATAGTTTACCCAACCTTCAACCTTTCGAATCTTAAGTTTAAAGTCAGCACCTTCCCAAAAATCATAAGGATTTACTGGTTGTTCATCTGCAAATTGTGGTTGCATTACATCCATGATTTTATCAAAGATCTTTTTACCAAATTTGTAAAGGAATACCTTTCCTTCGTTTTGTGGGTTAGCAGGGTCAGATACGACCAAGATGTTTGACGCATAGTGCAAACGTCTCTTTCTATCCCTTGCTGTTGCTTTATCCTCATCACGACCAGAGTTCCATAACACAGAGTTCATCTCTGATACTGGATCATCTTGACCGATAGTAGTTAAGCTATTTTCGATATACCATAGACCAGTAGGACCTTTAAAACCATGATCCCAATACCTTACCCAAGGAAGATCTTCACCTTCTTTAGCTGGTAGGAATCTGATTACGGCATAACCGTTTCCTGCT